ATTACCAGTGAGTTCTATATCGGGAGATTCAGCTATAATTTTATCTGAAGATTTAGCTGTTATTTTGTTATCTTTATCTATCGTTATAGAGCTAGACCCATCTTCATTTCGGATCTGGATATTAGTGTTATCAAAGTTAGAAATGACTTTCGGTTCGGAATATAAACCCAATAAAGCTATCCCATCGCTTAATGAATGAAACCTTCTGGCTGACGGGTCTTTAACTTTTCCGGATTTATACCAACTATCTATAGACCTTTCCGAAAATATAATAAGGCATTCATCCCCTTTTGCAACTGGGAAAGTGATAGCGAACCCACCAGCCCTAGGAAACATCACAGGGACGTTGATCAACTTAGGTAAATTGACAGAAGTCATTTCTCCATCTTCTGTTTTGAATATTCTTTTTATAGTAGGTTGGACAGATACAGTTTGTTTTTCTGGATCAAAAGAATCTACTATAGCAGGGATCGAGGTATGTAAATCTTTAAGTTTAGATTCAATACCTTTATTGATAATAGACGACAAACTATTCGGATCAGACATTTATAGATATCCCTTTGACTGAAGATAGAAAAGAACCTTCTCTAGAATCACCTTTAAAAATAACTTCTTGAATTTTATAAGTACCTTCCGCCGAAGTTCTTTTTAGTTTTCTAAAATTAAGATTCCCTATTTGAACATCAGAATCAGTAGATGTTATTTGAAAAGCTTTGTTTGGCATAAGATTAGAATTCAACAACGTAGTAACATCAGCCCCGACTTCGGTCAATGTAGGAGACCCAATCATACCCGTCCTGTTATTTATTAAAACAGCTTCATCACCTTGGAGTACTTCTGTTTTCGGAACAATAACAATTTCTTCATCTTGAATACTCCAGTTGAATGAATATTCTTTGGCAAACTGATCAAGTATATCTTTAGAAGAACCCGATAAAGATTGACCTCTTAATTTATCAGCTACTTCAGGAAGCCCTTCAATAGTACCTACCGTGACCTCTTTGAAAGAACTAATAACATCCTTTATTGCAGCCGAAACAGTCACGTTCTCAGTAAAGGTTTTGTTGAACGTCGCATTCTGCCAATCTCGTTCTCCGTCACCTGCAAATATAGTAATCAACTTGTCAACATTAGTGCTTGATTGAAACACGTTTTTAATTTGTCCTTTGAATAATAGATCCACTTTATCCCCATAACCAGCTTTGAAAATTATAGATGTATATTTTTCCTGAGTCATAGATAAAGTTTCATCATTGGGATTATAGATAATAAGTTTGCAGATATTAGGGAATCCTAAAACGCTCTTGGTTATTTCAAAATTTACCCTTAAGCCCTTAATAACCTTAGAATATCCAGATTCGGTTTTTATTATAAGTTCATAATTTCTACCGTATTGTTTAGGCATTATCTAAATCCCCATCTTCCAATATGAATAGTTTAGCCGAACTTCCTAAATTGGAATCGGTAGCATCAATATCAGGATTGGATAAATTGACAGCATACATATTCCGAATTGGAAAATTATACTGCTTAGTAAGATCCACACCTGATACAATAGGGATACCATTATGAAGAACTTCACCACCTTGGCTGAAAGATATAGTCCAAACTCCCCAGCGGAAATTCCAAATAACTCGGCAATCGTATTTTTCACCCTGTAAAGTTATTGAGAATAATTGTTCAGGGTTTGAATTTAAAGGGATTTCTATCATCAGTCAGTTATCCAATCAGTTATAGCTTTAAGAGCTGACTTCTTAGTTGTATCGCTAGGGTCTAAAGCTTCTTCCCGACCCTTCCTATCTGCGGACGAGGCCTGTTGTCTAGGAGATCCAGCTAATAATTGCTCAGGGTTCAGTTTAATAACTTCAGATTCAACAATAAGAGCTTCGTCTAATGTTATATTCATAAGGACAACATTTGCAGTATTTTTATCCTGCGAAGTAGATAAATCAGTGATTATCATATTTTCATATAATTTTAATTTTGTTTGGATTTGTAGCGGTTCTCTCAACTCCATCAATTGTACCATCGCATTATATGCTGAAGCACTACGGGTCAAATTTTTAGAAGTTGCTGACCCGAATAAGCCTGTGACGGAATCTATAATCTGACCTATAGATGCTAATCCTAAAGGGGTATCTGTCACCTGAGCGACCAGTTTTAATCGCTTAGGTTCTATTGTAGCGTTATCAGTAACTTCAGCTCCTAATTCGATAGGATTAGTAGATAAAGAAACTCGGTTACTATGAGCCTCACTAAGTATCGCATCCAATTCGATAGAACCGATAGACCGCTTAGTACGTATAAATAGATTTTCAAAAGCCATTATTGATCAACTCCTGTGTTTAATTCACTATCAGCATTGCGAAGTAGATCGGCAATCTCAGAAGCTACTTCTCCGCTTGATCTACCTGTACCATCAACATTAATTTCAACTTTATCGATAGTCAACTTTTTAGTCGAATTCACTTGGTTAGAGAAATCAGAATCGTAGTAAGTATCAACCTTAGGACCGAACCTTTGTTCAGGAGTAGGGAAAGGGGACGCAGGATCCGAATTAATTCCTATAGCCCCTAATAGGTCTCCAGTTATCAGTTTGAAATCATCAATAATACCATCTAATGAAAAATTACTAATGGAGTCTATGATTAACGACCAGCCGTCTCCGATCATAACTACTAAATCTGATATAGTTGCAAATAGAGCGGCGATTGTTGTTATTTGGGCTTCCCATTGTGGGAATTTTTCAATCATATCCCCTATAAAACTCTCACCACCTTCGAAGAAAGTCTTAGCGTCTTGTACAAGAAGAGCTAGAGCTGCTACACCAGCAGCGATCAAAGTAGGTAGCAATAAAGCTGAAGCGTTAGCAGCTAAAGCAGCTATAGACAGACCTTTAAACAAACTGATCAAAGTTACAATATGACTGACTAGACGTAGAGATAACCAAACTCCTGTCGCGATAGCCATTAATTTCATAGCTGTAGTTATACGATTAATCCATATCGGTAGATTCTGCTCTATTAGATCTTTATTAAGCACCCACCACCCCAATAGAGATTCCTTAACTTTCATCATAACTGGTGCTAAATGCCTAGACATAGTTCTACTGATATCTTTGGTCACTTGCCATATATCGGTCAAGGAGTCTTGGAATTCAGCAGATATAGAAGCATCTTCGTCAGTTGTCACCCCTAGCTCTCTAGCTCGGTCAGTTAATTCCTGTAATCCTTCTGAACCTTGTTGCAATAATCTTATAGATCCTGATAATCCCAATTTACCAGCTAGATCAATCTGTTGCGAAGTAGTTAGATTTTCAAATATTTTAGTAATTTCTGAAAATAGATCTGATGATTTTTTAACTTTACCTTCAGCATCCGTGACAGAAATACCCAACAATCCGAAAGCCTCTACTCCCCCTCCTATCCCTCTAGCGGCTTCCCCTGCTAGTTTGGTCAGGTTGCGTAAACTACCCGTCATATCCTCAGCAGAACCGCCTGAACGCTTCATAGCAAATTGTAAAGCATCTATCAAACCTACATTTTCAGATAGTTCGCTTGCTAGTTTACCCTGTTCGTCAGAAGCCGCTGTTGAGGCTGTTGTGATAGCAGTTATCGCAGCAGCACCAGCTAAAGCAACTTTCGCAAAAGATTTGATGATACCTGTAGTTTTACGGATATCATTTTTGAACTGGGACATCTCCTCAGGGTCATAATCAAATCCTAAACCTACTAATAGTTCATCTAACATTATTTACCACCTTTAGGTTTCGGAGACATATACGCTTTTAGATCTAAGAGTTCGTGCATAGTCATAAGGTCTTCTATAGAATATGTCCCGTCTTGTAATTCTGCCAACGTACACATCGGAGGATCTACTAATAAAGGACGGTGCAAAAAAGAATCCACATTAGGAAACTTTTCACGATTTATAGGTGTTCCTTCATTTTGGCCAGGAAGCGATCTGCCAACTGGCCTTTGAACAAATTTGAGTAATTAACCTGTAATGTGAATATGAACACTTTATAAACGTCCATAAGATTATCACCTGAAAAATGTTCATTGAAAGAAGACTCTGTAATACGAGTTCCGTCTTTAGCCACACCTATCACAGACGATTCTATTAATTTAAGTAACTCTTCAGGAGTAGTGCTTTGGAATAATATTTCCAAAGCTTTAGAAATAGCCGCTGCTTCCTGATCTTTTTGTTTCTTTTTATCTTCTGAAAAAGCGGACATTAATGATGTTAATGAAGGTCCAAAAGATTTAACCAATTTCAACTTCATCAATATTGATTTTGATGCAGGCCATTGAGTCACACTATACTCACTATCGCCTATCTGTTTTGTTTCTGTATTACAAGCCATTTCTAAACTCCGGTCTAGGTTTCCGACCTAAATATAAAATCCGAGAGGGCTGTTCAATTAGGCCGGAATCATCAAAAACAGTAGGCCCCTCTCGGAAACAGGTTAACCCCCGTGAATCAAATCTAATCGTTCAACAACGATAGTCCATTCTTGAGAGTTTGCGTTTTTACCTCGGCTCATTCCGGCTGGCTTTTGAATGTAGCCTTGCGTTCCTGAACCTAGGTCACCGCCTCGGGTGTTTTTAAATTGTGCGAAGATAGGAACAAAAGCTCCATTCTCTTGTGCATTTACAAGACCCGACAAATATTTATTCGAATCTGAAGTCTGATTTAAACGGAACATAATAGTCCCAGAACGGTCAGCACTTAGAGAAACAGTCATAACACCGTCAACACTGATTGTATGACTAGCTGAATCGTTTAATCGATCTAGCTGAATCACATCATCCCCTTCGTCAAAATTAGATATCTCGACACCGTTAATCAGTAAAAGATTATCTAAAAAGCTATACTCTTTCATATTTTATTCCCCTATTATCTTTCGAATATGCCGTTGAATTGAGTTCCGTGGATAGCACCTGCACCCAGACATACGAAACTAATACCAGCATAGAAACGAGCTTCTTTATCTGACTGGTTAACACTGTCTACAGGAATAATAATAACTTTATATCCTTTCGGCAAGAACTCTCCATCAATAGTTTCACCAGCAGCGATAAGACCGTTATTAAAAGCTTCATCAAGAGCGAGAATTACTTGTTGCTGTAAAGCTGCTAACCCCTTATCTGTGTAGGGAACTTTAGTCGGACGAGTATACATATAACCAAACACATTAGTTTGAATTGCATTAGTAAGCCAGTCTAAACCATGGACTTCATCGAAGAATGTACCGTCAGCCATATAAGATTCAGCGAACATAGAATTACCACCGACTGAAATCAAAGCGTTACCATGTTTCGAATCCAGAACAGACTTACTAGAAGTATTTAAATCTTCTACTGTGATGGTTGGCATCTGTTTGAATTTCAATGTGATCGTACTATCAGGTTGACTGAAATTGACAGTAGCTGCACGACCGAAAATAGAAGTTGACGGATATTGATCTGGATGAGAACTAAGAATACTCATCGTTCTGCGTAAACTCTTCGCTTTTAATACGGAAGCGATATCAGTAGTGGTGACTGAATCCAACACATCTAAATCATTAGATACATTAATGAAAACCTTCTTAGCTAGTTCAGACCAATCTGCAGCAGCTTCAACCGCGTTTTCAGAATTAATAATAACTCCGTCACGAACTTCTTTTGTAAAGACAAAAGCGTACCAGTCGGAGCTTTTATCATTGATAGCAGCTAAAGAAGCAGATATAGTCTCAGCGGCTATACCTGAGGATTTACTAGCTTCTCCAAGCTTCATTTGTAATAGAGAGGATATATCTGTTCCTGAAGCTGGGTCAACTATATCTGCAAAACTTATAGTTGAAGATACACCTGTTGTCCCTGAATTGATATAGAATCGACTTCCATCATGCGTACAGGTTGCTAATGTGAATCCACCAGTGGCAACAGCTTGCAACGCGGTTTCGATTGTTAGTGCGATTTCATCAAGATCTGTATCTGAAGTAAAATCTAAAGATTCGATATCTTGAGAAGAACCATCAATAGATATTGAAAAGCTACCGTCGGAAATAGCGATTAGAGCTGCTCCGTCCGTAACAGAACCGCCTCGTAGCTGAGCTGATTGGGCTGTTGGGTATCGTGTAGATACACGTAATGAAGTCGGTTTTGGCTGTTGTGCGAAATAAGCAGTTGCAGCAGCCAAAACTTCAGAATCAGAAGCCCAATCAGCCGAAACACCATCTAAATCAGAATACGATCGGATTCGTTCAGCAATACCAATAACACCAGTTTCGGCGGTTATGATATTCAAAGTTCCGAATCCTGCCCGAGATGGGAAAGGAGCACCGACTGAGATGCTGACATTAACCACGCTAGAAACTGGAATTGTCATTTATTATACCTCTATGTTGAAGTTGTAAGTTAAACCGCGAGATTGAAATTCAGATGCGATATCTAAAGACATTATAGATTTCACTATATCCGAATCAGTTCTCACTACATTTAAGAAGATATCAAATTGTGATCTATCTTCCCATCCGTTTTCCAAAGTATTAGAGACATCTCTAACTTCGGATCTCCTAATCAAAGCTAAATTACCTTGACGGAACAAACTCTGTACAGATTCTCTAATTAATCCCTGATGGACTTTCTTAGCGTTATCCGCTGCATTATCTTTATGGAATCCTACCGAAACGACTATCTCGTTACTAGATGAGGATTGCCAATCTAAATCGTCATCTTCGACTCTATTTGTATATTTTATTTCTTCCCAAGATAATAAGCTAGTGCTTATTATATCTACATCAGCAAACGCCTGTTTCGGTTTACGAGCGCCTTTCTGCTTTGCTTTAATAGCAAAATCAGGAGATTCTAATATAAGATTAATCATATCTCTTATAAATTTATTAATGGTTTCTTCTATCATTTATCTCTAGCCCCGAAAGCAGTAGTATGACCGTAAGAATCCCAGTCCGAAGGGGAAATTATCTTATACTCTTTCCCCTTATAGATAACCGTATCGGATGGGATTTCATCTTTATCGTTAGAAGAATATAAAGGTTTCTTAGAAATGAATTTACGAATATCTTTATTTCGTTCGCCTTCAGGAAGCATAATCGTTTCCTGAGCAGTAGCTTGTTGAACACTAGCCAAAGTCTTAAAAGTGATCGGGGAAGACTCTACGTATATACCATCCACAAAACCTGAAGATGAATATCTGATGACAGTTATAATTTCACCAGTGTCTGAGTCTAAAGCTTCTGATACATTGATAGGCATTAGTCTTCAACCTCGTATGTGATAGACTGTAATAGATGACCAGTATCTACGAGAGGATTGCCATCTCTAGATTTCAAAGCTGGTTCTTTTATATCTATGATTTTCGCCCTAACGTCATTCTGGACTTGCAAACCTACTATACGAAGAGCTTCAAGCTTACTAATTTCACCCTTTACTATTTTCTTAGAAAGCAGTTTGAATAATCGTTTATAATCTAATCGTTTGGATATGACGGTAGACCTCAAGAAGCTTCGTTGCGGTATATTTAAAGAAGGGCTTCCGAATTCATGAACAGCCCCTACCATGATGACAGAAGTCCCATCGGGATAAGCGTTAGATTCCTTAGGGAGTCCGACTTTAACTAGATCAGGACCTTTTAAAGACTTAGCGATTCTTTCTAATTCCTTGATAGCTTTGTCAGGACTCTTTATAATCTTAACTTTAGATTTACTCATAACTTAGCAACCATTACACCTACGAAACACATATCTCGTATATTTTTGAACTGTTGCCCATAAGAAGTGCTTATTAGGAAATTATCAGTATCTGATCTATCTTTGGCGACTAAGGTATAACTAACAGAAACACCACCTGCAGATTTAGAAGATACCTCGCCAGATTTAGAAGAACTATCCCCTGCTTCTGAAAATGTACCTTTAATCAATAGATGGGCTGCTAAATAGAATTGAGCGTAATTGTATTGGTTGCACCATCTAGTCTCGTCAGAACCCATGTACATAACTGTATCGTCTATGAACATTTGAACTCTAGCGTCAGGATATTCAGTATTATCTGAAAATTCTGGAAATCTAATTTTAAATTGGGGGACTGTAATGGTCATTTTTAGCCCTTATTAACACTATAAATTATAATCGCGGCAAGTATACCACCTATCCAAGCTACGATCTTGACAGTGACGTCTTTTTGTCCTCGATTAACATTATTATTGGACTCCAATAGTTCTATTTTCTTTTTAATATTAGTTACTTCAGATTGTACATTACTCACCAGTCTTTCAACAGAAGCTTTATCTCCATGATTCGCTTGCCAAAGTTCAGACTCTCTTATACGAGAATCATGACTGTCTAGCCTGTTCCCATATCTGGATAAAGCTTGTTCATGACTGTTGACGCGTTCTTCCAATCTAACTACTTCTGTCAGTTGGGATTCTATGCCTCTAAGTCTTTCTGATATTAAATCTAATGTTTTCCACAGCCTTGCTTCAGACACTTCGTTCACTTCAGATAGACCTCTTTGATTTCGGTTAGTCATTTAAAAATTCCCCTTTAAACAATAACCTCTATTAAAAAGACTATTGTTTAAAGGTCTCGACACCATAGATATCGAGACTCTTTATTACTTAGTTGTCGTTTTAGCTTTCGCTTTATTACTTTCAGCGATTTGGTCTTGTAACTGCTTCAGTTCTAACTTGGCTTTTTCAGCTTCAGCAAGAGCTTTTTCAGTTTCAGCACGAGCTTTATCAGCTGAGTCTTTTTCAGACTTGGCTAATTCTTCAGCTACTTTGGCTTTTTCAATCAATTTAGACATAGGTTCAGATTTAGATTTAGCTTTTGTATCCGCATCCATTTCCAATTCTAAGTCATCGATCTTAGGTCCAAATTCCAATTCACCTTTACGTTTCAAAGATGCCACATAAGGATCAACCTTACCACCTTTAGGAACAAAGGATTCCCAGTGGGCATCTTCAACGATATTAAATCCAGGAGCTACTCGCACAACTACGCGACTTCCAGATTTAGTAACGGTTTTTAAATTGAATTGACGAGCAGTACGATTCATGATTCCGGCCATGTCTTAAATCCCCGATGCAATAGCTAATGATAATGGATAATAGATATTCAATCCACCTAAACGGTTACGTCCAGGAATAACGAATTCTAAATTCTTCTGCTGAACTGGCAACCATTCCAACTCAACTGGAATTTCCAATTGAAGTTTTTCAGGGTTACGATCATAAGCAACCATAACATCCGTAGACAGCAAGACATTATTTGCAGCAGCACATTCGTTGACAGGAATGATATCGTCGATAGAGCTTAAATAAGGGCTATTCTGAGCTAAGTACTGAGCGATAGTTGTGTCGCTGTTCGAAGCACGAGGAGTCGCCATAATATATGCCCATTGAGAAGGTGGTAATAACAGAGTATTACCTTGTTCAACCATTTTAGTTGTCTCGAAGATATCAGCGAATAAATCGTTAACGTCAAACAAGATTTCATCAGGAGTTTTATTAACCCATTCAGTTCCTGATCCAGGATTAACAACTGCACCTGTCGGGATATTAGGGTTACTGAATAATCCAGGAAGACCTGACTTAGCATCGCCATAAAACGCAACGTCATTCACAGTTTGTTCAATAGCACGACGGCCAGAATTAGCACGACGCTGATCTAAAGAAGCACCAGTCAATTGAGAAGATTGAATTTCATCTAAATTATATCCGTACGAAGTACCCACTGAACGAACTGGAACAGATGTTTCTTTACCAGTAACGTCAGAACGAGGTAGATCGTCAGCATAAGCGTTGATGATTTGAGCTGAACCGACCGCATCATAAGTACGATAAGTGATAGTCGTAACACCTTTCCCACCTTCATTTGAAACAGGGAATAACAT